TACGGGGGTTTGTTTTCGAACATGTGTTTGATGAACAAATTGGTCTTTGAATAAATCTAAATAATAATATATAATAACATTATCAAATGAAAGAGGGGTGATAGCGTGAGAGTAATTACTTGTGATTATCTTGAGGATGAAATACCGGTTATTGTGTTTTATTGTGATGCATATTGGTATTGGAACGATGATGATTTTGTTTATTATCAAGAGGATTCTAAAGAAAATTGGATTATGTAATGAGGAGTGTAAAACATAATGACAGATTACGAAGAAAGTTATAAAAACTATCTTGCATGGCTCACTCCTCGTGAGTTATTGAAAGAGTACAAGATCATGCGTTTCCCGTGGCGTTATCGGGAACGAAAATGGATCAAAGAAGAGATAGAAAGCAGGTGTATATATTAATGTTAGATTGTATTTTATGGTTTGGTTTTGGTGCTATATTAATTTTCCCGTATGGCGTATGGTGCGGTGCTAAATGGTCAGGAGGTTATAAAGGATGAATGTTGGATTTTTTGATATTGTTTTTGCGTGTAATATGCGGACAACTCCTGAAGAGTGTGAGGAGTGCAGATACAAAGAAGTATGTGATAAATTCAAGATGTGTTTTGAGATAACTCCAGACTTGTTATGGTCGAAGATGTCAAGCCATGAATATCTTTTGAAATGTATTTATGAATGGGGGGAATACCAGAATGAGCAGACCGTTAAACAGTAAGAAATCATGGTATAAAGTTTACATCAAAGAATTAAATACACCAAATATAATGAAAAGTGAGTGCAAAAATAAATGCGATTACCTATTAGTACAAGCATACACCGGTGCAGTCGCAATGTCAATCGTTCAGGACTATGTTGTGGAGTTTGAAGAAAATTTTCGTCCTGTATACTACAATAAATTAGAGGGAGGGGTTCCGATTGACAACAAAAAAGTCTTATTTGAAGAAGAGTAAACCGCAGGGATTGCTCAGGTCAAAAGACGATTATACACCGCTTGCGTTGGAACTAACGTGGGATATGAAAGACGTGAGAAAAGAGTATTCACGTCTAAGATCAATTTGGCGTAAACGTTATGAAAGAATACTGAAATCCGACTATAAGGATGTTAACCTTGTAATAGAAAGACCGATCCAACGTTACAAACAGTTGAAAGATATTACAAGTGATAGAGAAATATATCACTTGTTGTCAGAACTAGCAACTATTATTGCATCAGATAGAACAACAGTCACAGGACTGAAAAAACGGGAAAAAGAACAGATGCAACATATCAATGATGTGTATGGAACAGAGTTAAAAACGCATGAGGATTTACTAAATTTTGGGCGTTTTATGGAACAGCTTAGGGATTTTGCTTCAGATCGTATATATGATTCTGATTTTGCTGCAGATCTGTATTCAGAGGGCGAAAAACTGAGTACAGATAAGTTACTAGGTCTATATAAGGAATTTCTGAAAACGGGATCCCGAAACATTTCAAAATTGAAATCTGGAATAGCAAAGAAAGAAAAAGTAAAACGTCAGAAAAGGAAAGCAGGTAAACGTAAACGTAGGAGGTAACACATGGAAAATCTGTATACTGTCGACACATATAATTATACTAGAATACAGAATTTACCATGTTTACACGATACCAGATCAAACAAAGGAAGTAAAAAAGCAAAAGGTTATAAAAATTGCATGTGTGCTTTCGATATCGAAACAACTAGATTGGAAGATATCGAGCAGTCAATAATGTATATCTGGCAGTTTTCAATTCTTTTTCTTGATGATTTACATATTGATACGATAATTGGAAGAACGTGGACAGAATTTGAGTTATTTCTTGATAATCTTATGAATGATGATAACTATGCGTATTACATGATTTTTGATCATAACCTTTCATATGAATTTCAGTTTTTGCGTGGTATATATACATTTTCACCGGATGAAGTTTTTGCAATAAAATCACGTAAAATACTGAAATGTGAAATGTTAGAGCGGTTTGAGTTTCGATGTTCATATTTGCAGACAAACATGTCATTAGATACGTTTACTTCAAAAATGAAAGTAGAGCATCAGAAATTATCTGGTGAAAAATTCAATTATGAGAAAAAGCGTTTTCCATGGACAGAACTAACCGATTATGAAATAAAGTACAGTACATACGATACAATCGGACTAGTTGAAGCAATGTATAAACGTATGATACTGTCAAATGACAATTTATACACACTCCCCTTAACGTCAACCGGTTATGTACGTCGTGAAACGAAAAAAGCCATGTATGGTTGGTCACGAAAACACAAGGATATATTTCCCACTATAGATGTTTTCGATCTGCTAGAGGAGGCGTTTCGGGGCGGAGATACTCACGCTAACCGTTATTACTCAGGAACCGTGATACGAGCAGATGGTAAAAATATTCTAGGAATCGGTTCATATGATAGGTCATCCTCTTATCCTGACGTTGTGTTGAATTGTGTTTTCCCGATGACACGTTTTGTATATATCGGATCAATAGATGAATCTGATATAGATAAGAAACTGGATAGAGGAAAAGCACTCTTATTCCGATGTAAAATAAAAGGTATTGAGCAGATCGACAAGTATTACGGAGCGCCCTATATTTCATATTCAAAATGTAGAAATGTTTCAGGTGAAACACTTGACAATGGGCGTATTTTAAGTGCTGACTATATTGAAATAACGCTCACTGATATTGATTATGAGATAATGAAACGTGAGTACAAATGGAAACATTTTGAAATAACAGAGTGTTATGAGAGTAAATACGGAGCATTGCCAGAACCGTTGAAAGACATTTTCCGTAAATATTATACTGACAAAACAGAGTTAAAAGGAATCGTGGAACAGGAACTTTTCTACAACTTGCAAAAGGCTTTGCTTAACGCTGGCTATGGAATGATGGTTCAATCACCCGTGAAACAGTCGTTAATATTTACAGAATCGGCAGAAAACATATATACAGTTGATGAAAATGTTTCACGTGAAACATTACTCACTAAATATAACAGAACAGCTTTCTTGCCTTATCAATGGGGTGTTTGGGTAACAGCATGGGCACGCCTACGATTGAAAGAGGGTATAAACATAGTTGGAGATCGTTACGTTTACAGCGATACGGATTCAGTAAAATATATAAAAGTAAGAGGTGATAATATTGACGAGTTATTTGATAGATACAATTCTGAGAGAAAAGAGCAAAGTATCTCCAATTCCGCATACGCTACAGACCGTTATGGCGTTAAACATTATATGGGGGTGTATGAATTCGAGGATACGTATACAGAATTCTCCACCATTGGTGCTAAAAAATATGTCTATAGAACTAAAGACGGAAAACTTCACGCAACAATCGCAGGAGTTAATAAAAAGCTAGCACCAGATGAGTTGGAAGAACATAGAGGAATTGAAGCCTTTAAAATTGGTTTCACCTTTTTACGATCGGGAGGAACTGAAAGCGTGTACAATGACGTTCCTTATGGGGATTTCACCGTGGAAAATCATGTTTTAAAAATTACACAAAACGTAGTTATCAGACCGTCAACTTACACTATTGGAATAACAGATGAGTACCGAAGGATTTTGGCAGACGCAAGAACTTTAAAAGAATTTAAAGAAACATTTGACAAGAATTAATATTATTGCTATAATAATTCATGTAACAGAGATAATACAGGGAGGTGAGAACATGAAAATCACAAGAGAGTTAACAGTCAACAAAATTAATGTTATCTGCTACGATCCAGAGAATAAATGTGAGATTACAAAAGAATTAGTCTTAATTGGAAATCTCACAGACGATCAGATCAGCAAAGAGATCAAAAAAAGAAATTTTGGAATCGTTATCGATTGGGAGCGAAACGATGAAGAAACTAAAATCTATGGCATGGATGCTGAAGTATTCTTAATGCACGCAACTTTCACAAAATCACCAAAAGAATAAGGAGAACTAAATCATGGCAAAGAATTATAAGATCATTAAATCATCAGGAAACCTCGATACCTATACAGAGTATGAGCTTATTGAGTCACCTGCAATCGTTTCACTTAAAAACGTAGAAAACAAAGGACTTATCTGCGTTGGAGCGTGGGCAAAATATCTTACCACCGACAATATCGGAAATGAAATAACCTGCATTTCAGTGCAGGACGCAAACACGGGAGAGGTATTCTCCGGTCAGTCAGCAACTTTCCGTGAATCATTCGAGGATATTGTCGATCGTGTTTCTGACATGGAAGAGGTTCCAGATATGTTTTATATCGAGATTCTTCACCGAACATCAAAATCAGGTCGTGACTATCTTAACTGTGCACTTGTTTCCCCAGATCGCGCACTTGCTCGTATGGGATATTCTGAAAAGAACGTTCCTATGCCAGAGCCACAGAAATAATATGTTATCATTTTATGAAAATAGCGGGTATCTATCGATACCCGCCGTTTTAGGATATGAACAAAAGTTCAATTACATCTGGGGCGGACGTGGTACGGGGAAAACTTACGGGGCTCTCAAATACTGTATTGAACATAAAAAAATTTTTGCTTATATGCGATCATTGCAAACACAAATTGACATGATTAAAATTCCAGAACTTTCACCTTTTAAAAAATTAAATCATGATTTGGGATGGTCAATATATCCGAAAAGTGTCGGGAAAAATATTGCGGTGTATTATAATGCAGAAATTGACGAAAATGGTAAAATAAAATATACTGGAAATATACTCGGTTATGCTATAGCATTAAATACCTTTGCCAATTTACGAGGTTTTGATGCATCAGACGTTGAGATAGGGATATATGATGAGTTTATCCCTGAAAAACGTGAACGCAGAGTTGAAAATGCCGGATATGCTTTTAAAAACGCATATGAAACAATGAATCGAAACCGTGAACTCGAGGGTCTTAATCCAATACAGTTTTTATTGTTTTCCAATTCCGAAAGTTTATCATGTGATATGTTTATAGAGAATAATTTAATGGAAAAAGTATCGAACATGGATATTAATAAACAATCTCTGTCTATTATACGTGATAGAGGTATTGGACTTTTTAACTTGTATGATTCACCGATTTCTGAAAAGAAAAAAGACACAGCTCTGTATAAAATGTCTGGATCAGATTCGGCATTTAACAGGATGGCACTGGGAAATGAATTTTATTCCGCTGATTATTCAGGAATTAGAAGCATGAACATTAAAGAACTGATACCTCTATGTAAAATGGATGCTATTACAATATATCAGCACAAGAGAAAAGACTTAATATATGTAACACGGCACAACTCTGGTACACCGCCAGAGTATTCCAATACGGACAAGGATGTGAAAGCTTTCAGACGAGATTTTATTTATTTATGGGATATGTATTTATCAAACAAGGTACTGTTTGAGGATATCACAAGCAAGTCTCTATTTGAGATATATTTTAAAAATAAATATTGACTTTGTGCTTTATATCTGATATTATCTTTCATAGAAAGACAAGTGTTCGTGGCACACGTACAACACGTTGGGAGCGTGGGATCATAATGATCCAATGTGCATGAGTATGTACAACTCAAGAATTTGTAGCACTTAATCTTTCGTCACATATGCAGAGTGTCAAAACCTGCATATGTTTTGTTTCACGTGAAACATTTCTCACCTTTCTTTAATGTTTCACGTGAAACATATATTATATGTTGTGCTAATATATAATGGAGGTGAATATGGACGTTAATTCCTTATCAACACTTATTAGCAATATCGGAGTGCCATGTGCTTGTCTGATTGCAACTTTTTATTTGTGGCAGAAAGAAACGGATGCTCACAAGGAAGAAATGAAACACATGACAGACGCACTCAACAATAACACTCAGGCGATCACAAAACTTACAGATCATATCACAGGGAGTGATAAAGAATGACGATCAACTACAACAAAAATATCAGAGGTGTGTACATCGTCACAACGAACACAGGGCCTCTGATGGTCAGGGCAGAGCCTAGTACAGACGGAACAGTTATCGCAGAAATGCCGAAAAACACAAAATGCATCTGTCTAGGATGCTATTCTGGAAACTGGTATGCAGTCACATACGAACATGACTGTATCATTTCCACCGGCTTTTCACACAAAAATTATCTCAGGAGGGATTATAAAATATGACATTAGACAATTTAATCACACTCATCACAGCAGGATTCACAAAAGAAGAAATCCTCACAATGTCAGGCACCGCCACCCAGCGTGCCCCACAGCCACAGCCACAGCCACAGCCACAGCCACAGCCACATCCACATCCACATCCACAGCCACAGCCACAGCCACAGCCACAGCCACAGTTCTATCCACAGAACTATCAGCAGTCACAGACACCAGTGCAGGGTGTACAGGGATATGCACAGATGTTTCCACAGGCACAGGCACAGGCACAGGCATATCCTCAGACACAGGAACAGCAGGCAATGCAGATTGGAGATCAGAATGATGTTCTGAGCGCACTTAAAAGTCTCACAAGCGCGGTGCAGAGTAACAACATTAATCGGATGCAGAACGCAGTTCCGAAGCAGGTTACAACCGAAGATGCTATAGCAAGCATTATCAATCCGCCAAACTATGATGGATTGACAGGGGGTGAAAAATAATGGCGAATACATTAAGTTTCGATCAGATCAGCACAGTGCTGAATGATATCGTTAAACAGGCCACAGGCGTTGAAACTATGAAAGCAACGGACACAAGCTCGTTCGTAGCACAGGCACAGACAGCGCTACTTGTGGGTAATGACAGGATTATGAACAGCATTTCTCAGGTATTAGACAGGACGATCTTTTCCGTAAGACCATACAACGCGAAATTTAAGGGACTGAGAAGAACTACACAGCAATGGGGAAACCATGTGCGAAAGTTGGGTATGCTGGATGATGACTGGGAAAATGATCAGAGACAGCCACTTGATGATGACACGGCGGTCGATATGTATAAGATCAAAAAAGGAAAAGTTTTACAGACAAATTTCTATGGCGGTCAGGTATTCCAGAGACACAGAACGTACTTTCGGGATCAGTTAGATCAGGCGTTTCGCAATCCTGACGAGTTTGGGCAGTTTATTTCCATGTATACTCAGAACACGATGGATATGATCGAACAGGCACATGAGAGCATGGCAAGAGCATGCGTTGCAAACTATATCGGAGCTAAAAATATCTGGCAGGCAGGAGTTACTGCAAGTACTGAGGGGTATACTGGAGAGCATGTTGTTAAGTTGCTCACGATGTACAATACCGAGAACGGAACAAAGTTAACCGCTAATGATGTAAGAAAAGCGGAGAATTTCCCGAGTTTTTATAAATGGGCTTGTGCTAAGATCATGACTTACATGGACTTTTTCACAGAGAGAACAACTCGATTCCATGCGAATATCACGGGAAAAGAGATTGCACGGCATACTCCGCTGAGTATGCAGAACATCATGATTTTTAGCCCAGATCTTCATACCGCAGATACAACGGTTCTGAGTAATACGTTCCATGACCAGTATCTCAAAATTGCGACAAATGAAAAGGTTAATTTCTGGCAGACACTTGACAGTCCGATGGGAATTAATGTTACACCTAGCGTGATGAAACCGGACGGAAGTGTTGAGCAGGGAGACGCTCAGGCAATGAGCAACATCTTTGCCGTACTGTTTGATGAGGAGGCTATGGGACTTACTACGATCAATCAATGGAGTAGCACAACACCTTTCAACAGCGCAGGTGGTTACTGGAATATTTACTATCATTTCACAGATCGTTACTGGAACGATCTCACAGAGAATGGTCTTGTTTTTGTTCTGGAATAGGAGGAAATAATAATGGCGGTAACAGTCAATTTTAAGACAGCAAGCAAAAGAGTTAATTCTACGGGGGTTGTCGGCGGTGATGTTACCGCCGTTTCCTGTAATATAAATGAGCCATGTTCTATTGAAAATCCACAGATCATACTGAGAAATGGAGGCAGTGCCCCATCATGGAATTACTGTGAGATTGTAGAATTTAATCGTTCATACTGGGTTGAGGATTGGGAGTATAGAAACAATACATGGATTGCACATTGCGTTGTGGATGTGTTAGCCACGTATCGTGATACAATACAGGCAAGTAACTTGTTTTTTATTCGGAGTTCCACTAGTTTTGACGGCGATGTCATGGATACTTTATACCCAACACTGTCAACACCTGTGAAGAAAAGGACAGTTGTTAACGAGGGTTTATTTCCGGTTGCTGAATATGGACTGAATCAGGGCTATTTTGTATGTGGCATTGTAGGTGAGGATGGACTTACCAATTTCTATGCATTTATTCCTACTAACTTCGCAGATTTTTGCTCAAAGATATTTTCCACTCTTGACTGGGCGAACATCTCCGGTCAGCAGATCACGGATAGTTTGCTAAAATGTTTGTTCAATCCGTTTCAATATCTGACAAGTGTTATGTGGTTTCCTTGTGAAAATGTTGGTGCCGGAAGTACGAAGGTTTCAGAGGTTAAGTTTGGTTTTTGGTCTTGCGATGTGACTGCGTTGAAGTTGGGTAATAAGCCTTTTTATAGCAGGTCTTTTGATATGCCAGTTTCACAGCATCCGCAAGTTTCACGTGGAACATTTCTCAACGCTTCACCGTTTCGCAGGATTCAGTTAACGATTGACCCGTGGGGTACGTTCGATATTGACGGAGGAAAAGTTGCAAGTGCTGAGAACGTAACAGTCAGCGAAACTATTGACTGTATGAGCGGTGTTGGTGTTATGTCTGTGAGCGCAGGAGGTGTTACGCTGTATAGTGGATATGCACAAATTGGAGTTAACATACAGGTGAGTGATTTACGGGCAAATATCATTGAAAGTGGAAGTAATTTGTTAAGTAGCATCGGTAATTTATTTTCTGGTAATTTTTTGGGAAGTGCGTCAGGAGTTGCAAATGCGGTTGAGAGTGCAATACCGGATGTACATACAAGAGGTGTTAATGGTACGTTGTTATCAATAGCACGCATACCTTTCGTTATTGAAACGTTCTATAAGATCACGGATGAAGATCGTTCTGATAATGGTCGACCTTTTATGAAAAATGGCACAATGCAGGATTTAGGCGCTGGGTATTATGTGGTTGAAAATGGTTCGATCAATGTGATAGGTGCAACCCGAAACGAAAAAGAACAAATAAAACAGTTTCTTGAGGGGGGTGTATATTATGCGTAGCTTTCCTGCAAGCAATATTTCAATGTTTGTCGCACTTATGACAAGCGCTAACTCAGGTCAGAATCCGTGGGGTTCTGGTGGAGCATTCGGAATCGGTGGGTTAATATTGCAAGCAATGAATTGGTGGATAGAAAAATGTAACGATCCTGCGGTTGGTTATTCACAGGACTACAGAAATGAGCGCACAGTTAATGGCATAACATACTATGATTGTTCATCTTTCGTATGGTATGGTTTAGGTCATGCGGGTTATGAGATCAATTTGAGCGCATGGCCTTTTACAACTTACACCATGGGCGGAATTTTAAAAAGTTTGGGTTTTGAGGAAATTATAATAACAGACTTTGCTACTTTTGATTTTCACGTTGGAGATATTCTTGTTATTAATAGCAGTGATCATCAGCATACAGAAATTGTTCATGATTTAGACAATGGTGGTCATACTATGGGAGCGCATACGTATAAAAAACCTCTGCCGGATCAGGTTAGTATTAATACATATGATATACAGAGCGGTACACATTACACACATTGTTACCGCTGGCCTTTCTCTGGTGGTGATTGGCAAGTTGGAGGAAACAGTGAGTATTTTGGAAATCCCACGGCTAACCTGTGCGGAAACAATGAAAAAGCCATAAATAACGCAACTGTGATTTTAAATTATTTTAAATCTCAGGGATGGAGTGTAAATGCTATTGCCGGACTTTGTGGAAATATTCAACAGGAAAGCACTTTCAATCCCGCTCTGATTGAAATTGGAGGTACTGGGCATGGACTTGTGCAATGGACACCACCGACTGATTTATATAAAGTTATTGACGTATTATATGGAAGTCATGATGATTGGTATGATGGTCAGAAACAGTTGAGTGTTATTTTTGCAGAGTTTCAGCAAAGTACTGGAATTAAAAACTGGGGTATCGAACCACAATGGTATAGCACAAGTGCGTACCCTTTAAGGTGGAGAGAGTGGAGTGTTAGTACACAGGATGCTGGATATCTTGCACTTGCTTTTCAGGCAAACTATGAAAGACCTGAAAGTATACATCCGGAACGTGCCGGATATGCTAGAGCGTGGTTTGATTATTTTAATAATTTGTAGGAGGTGAATATATGTTTGGATGTAATACAGGTGTTGGTGCTCCTGTGATGTATAATTATATCAATCAGTATAATAGTAGCATATGCCCGAGCACTAATCACTGCAAAAATACTCAGTTATTCTGGTATTTTCAGAGGTATTTATTGCAGAAAGCTATATCTGTAATGAAATGGGAAGTACCGGATAACTGGGATAAAGATTATTTTTTGTATTGTTTATATTGTTGGGGCACAGTTGCAATCATCAATACGGACAAGTTTGGTGTAATTCCACAGGGATGCACACTCAAGGGATACAATGTTTTTTACAGACCGGCGCAGGCGGTGATTAGCAATCCATTGCTAAAGGGTGTGATTGAGCCTGTGATTGGTGAGCAGTGTGTTCTTTTCAAGTGTACCGCTGACTATGGTGGGATCATGGATCTTGTCGGGAGATACGCGAATGAAATGGCTATTGCTATGGAATCTCTGGACATGAACGTAATGAACAGCAAGCTTGCGTATGTATTCAGAGCAAGGAATAAAGCGGGAGCGGAAAGTCTGAAAAAAGTCATGGATCAGGTCATGAGAGGTGAATTAGCTGTTTTCTATGATGAGAAATTGAGAATTCAGAGAGGAGATCAGACGGAGGAACCGTGGGATTATTTTGTCAATAATTTGAGACAGAACTATATTGCGGGTGATGTTCTGGACACTCTGAGAAGATTGGAAGAACTATTTTGCACTGAGGTGGGTATTCCCTCTGCCAGATCAGATAAAAAAGAGAGAATGATATCTTCCGAAGCTGAAAGCAACGACGTTGAAACTTCAACTAGAATGGAAATGTGGCTAGATGGATGGCATAAAAGTTGCGCTGATGTTAAGAAAATGTTTGATGTGGATGTGAGTGTAAATTGGAGACACAACCCGAATAAAAATGTTTCAAGTGAAACATCCGGAGGTGATGATGTTTGAGTTTATTAACCGTTGAGGGATTATATAACTATGACAACACATTGTTTGACGGTTTCAATGTTCCAGAGGGGCTTGTAAAACAGATTGCTATTGATGCAATTTTGATGCGGACGAGAGAGTTGGAGATTTTATATCCAGATTTTACTTATATGAAAAATCGTATTACAATATGGAGTAACAAGTATCAGATTAATTGGAATAAGTTGTATAACACAACAGTGTTGGAATACAACCCGATAGAAAACTATGATAGGATGGAAGATTGGACTGATACTGATGATGAGACGAGCACTAGCGCAAGAGATAACACACGAAACACAACAAACAGCGTAAAAAGCACTAGCACGAACAAAGTAGTGAACAGCGTTAACGTGACAGATCAGAATACCGCTTTTAATGCAGGACTTGCGGATCATGCGAAACAGATCACTGATGGAGATACGACTGAAAATGGAACTATCACTAATACAGAAACCGGAAAAGACACGGAAAATGAAAACGTTAATGGCGGAAGAACTGGTCTTCATACAAGAACTGGACGTGCGCATGGAAACATTGGAGTTACAACGTCACAACAGATGATACAGAGCGAAAGAGATTTAGTTGTTTTTAACTTGTATGATGTAATAGCAGAAAGTTTTATCGAAAATTTTTGCTTAATGGTTTATTAATAGGAGGTAACATTATATGAGCATGGAAAATTTAGGACCTTACACTAATTTCCACGAGTTAAATCTGGACTGGTTTTTACAGGAATTTAACAAAATTATAGAGCATTGGAAAGCAATGCAGAAAAATTTTGACAACTTGCAGGATGCTTTTAACGATCTGAAAAGTTATGTGCAGGATTATTTCAAAAATCTTGATGTTCAGGAAGAAATTAACAATAAACTTGACAGTTTAGTTGCTAATGGTTATTTTGACACTTTTTTAAATGATTATTTCAAAAATCTTAAAAAACGTGTTTTCATTTTAATTGGTGACAGCTATGGAGAAAATCCCTACGAGTATAAAGGCGGATGGACTACACCTTTTAAAAGTTTTTCAGGATTAACAGAGGGGGTTGACTGTTTTACTAATTGTGTTGGTGGTACCGGTTTTGTAAAAACCGGAAACACGGGTAAAACTTTTCTCGATCTGTTAAAAGATATTAAAATTGGTACCGTACATCCTGAAGATGTTACCGACATATTAGTTTGTGGTGGATGTAATGATGTTGACACAATTTACAATGATCTAAACACAGCTATTTTGGCATTTAGAAATTACTGTAAACAGCATTTTGTAAATGCCAATATTAATATTTCTATGATAGGCATTTTCAAAGAAAGTGGAAGAAGAAAACTTTTACTTTCAACAGTGT